GCGTTCTCGACATCGACAACGACTGCGACCTTATCCCTGTTTCTGCTAACCTTGACCAATCGTTGAATTGGGAAACACCAGAGGGTGCAGAAGCGACAATAACAGAAGACTGCTGTTTACGTTTTGGCTACAATTGGAACAGCACGAAGAACAATTGCTACTCAACACCAAACAACGGAACGCGTTCTTTCATCACAGCACAAGCGCCTTCACTTGCACCAACGAAATTCGGCGCACCTGTTCAATTTAACGCAGGAGTGTCTCAACCTGTTAAGACGATAACGACGGATTACGTTGTAACGAATTACGACCGAATGATTTTCGCAGATACGACAGGCGGAAGTATCACAATTTATTTACCTTCAGCAACGACAACGGCAGGTCGTGAATTGATAATTCAGAAAAGCGCAGCAGCAAATGGAGTGACAATTCAAGCCTATACAGGAGAGACCGTTGAAGGTAGCGGTTCGGTAGGATTAAGCGCATTAAGGGACACAATAACAATTATAAGTAATGGAACAAACTTCACGGCTACATCTTCAAAATAAAGCTGACGCAATGTTGGCTTGTTTAGAGTTTTTAAAACTAAATATCAAGACTGAAACAGAGTTCGGTAAGGTTGCGAATGGTAAGCGACAATTGAAATTGTGGAAGCATTACGCTTGGAAAATTACTCGAATTTCTGTAAACATCGCGTTTTGGATATTTATCTTATATAAACTACTATTCTAAATGGCGAATACAATTGATTTAGTTGTAAAGACGAACGGTGTCACCGTCCTCAATCAGACGGCTGACGCAGCAGAAAACACAGCAAAAGGATTTAGTTCCGCAAAGGCGGAATTGCGTGCGCTGAATCAGCAGTTGCTGTCGATGGATCAATCGAGCGAGGAGTTCAAGAAAGCGTCCGCTCGTGCCGCTGAATTAAAGGACAACATTTCCGACTTATCCGCAGAGATTAGTGCCAACGCAGGTAATGCTTTCGAAGGTCTTTCGAATAACGTTTCGTTGTTTGGTAGTCGTCTTATGGACTTGGATTTAAAGGGAGCAGGGCAGGCACTTACTGCAATGGGTGGTGCGGTTGGTCGCATTGACTTTAAAACCCTTAAAGATGAACTTGGCGGTCTTGTTACAGGTTTCACAAATCTTACAAAGGCTTTAATTTCAAATCCTATTCTTTTACTTGCTGGAGCAATAGCAGCATCAGTTATTTACTTTAAAGAATTAAAAACAATCTTTGAAGATTTAACTATGAATGCCGATAAAATGAATCGTCGTTTAGCTGAATCTCAACAAGTTTTAGAAGAAGTAGGAAAAGCGAAAGGTGTAACTGAAAACATTCGTTTATTATCAAAAGTTGTTAGCGACCATACGAAAAGCGAAGAAGATAGAAAGAAGGCTTTAGATAAATTGAATGTTGCATTTAAAGCAAACAACATTCAAACAGTTGACAATATAAACAATACAGATACACTTGCTAAATCAACCGAAAATCTTACTGTTAAATTAGTAAAAGAAGCAGAAGTAAGAGGTAAGATGGCTTACTTGCAAGAATTATACGCGAAGAAAACAAAACTTGCTGCTGAATCAACTCAAGGGGTGACAAGTGGATTATTGCTCAATTTGGAATTAACTGCAAGAACTTCAAATAATTTACAAGCAAAATTAGCGCAAGGAGTAGTTAATGTTTTTTCTTCATCTACATTATCTGATATTGAAAATATAAGCAATCAAATTAAATTAGTTGAAGAAAATATATTAAGCAGTTCAGAAGCTATCTCTCAAATAGATATTAGTGGAGCAATACCACCACCAACTCAAGAACCACCTAAACCTAAAGACAAAATAGATGTAAATGAACAAAACGCTATTCGTGCTGCAAAAGAATTAAAACTTGAAAAAGAACTAGCAGACGCAAAACTTAAAGTTCGTGAAGACTACATCAAAGCAAATCAAAGCGCACAAGCCAACGAACTTTATGAGTTACAAAAGAAAAGAGATTTAGAACTCCAGACTTACGAAGGTGATGAAGAAGATAAAATTTATATCTTAGAAAAATATCGTCTTTTAGAATTTGATATTAATAAAAAGTACGATGATTTATTGCTTCAACAACAAATAGAAGCAAATCAAAAAGAAAAAGATGAAAGAGATAAACGAAATGAAGCTAACGCAATACAAGCAGCAAAAGAACTTGAAGATTTAAAAAAAGCAGAAGAACAAAAAGCACAACTTCGTATTGACGCAATGAGAACTTCATTGTCTATTATTAGCGACTTGGCTCAAGCGTTTGCAGGAGATAGCGAAAGACAACAAAGAAAAGCCTTTCAAATACAAAAAGGAGTGAGTATTGCAACGGCTACAATAGACACTTATTTAGCAGCACAGGGAGCATATGCTGCACAAATGAGTATTAAGACACCAGACGCACCTATTCGTGGAGCGGTAGCAGCAGGAATTGCAATTGCTCAAGGTCTTGCGCGTGTGGCTATTATAAGCAAACAACAATTCAATGGTGGTGGTGGAACAAGCGGAGCAAATAGTTCAAGTGGTAACGTTCCACAAGCAGGCGGAATGAACGCACCTTCACCTGCCAACTTCGCGTTCTTACAGAACCAACCCAACCAACAACAACCACCGCTACAAGCGTACGTCGTGAGCGGTCAAGTGTCAAGCAATTTAGAGGCTCAACAATTAATACAAAATCAATCAAGATTAGGAGGATAAACAATGAAAAAAATTAAAGTAATCGAATACGGAATAGACGAAGGTGGTCTATTAGGAGTGTACGCTATCAGCGTAGTTGAACAACCTGCAATCGGTGTAGACTTCGTTGCGTTAAGCGAACAACACAACGTGAAGTTCAAAGAAGATTTCAGAGGTCTGTTGTATGGTGCATTATTGATTCCCGACCAACTCATTTACAGACGCAACGACGAGACGGACGAAGAATACTATGTGAAGTATTCGAAGGACACAATCAGAGCAATTGCTTACAACTATTTGAAACAAGCGAACCAAAACAACGCAACAGTTGAACACGCGAAAGTGGTTGACGGAGTGTCGCTTGTTGAAACGTGGATAATCGAAGGTGAAAATGACAAGTCGAAGAACTTCGGGTTTGACCTTCCAGAAGGTACTTGGTTCGGTTGTATGAAAGTGGAGAATGAAGAAGTGAAAAAGCAGATTCAAAACAAAGAGGTTCTTGGTTTCTCAATTGAAGGAAACTTCATTGCAGAAAAGGAAATGTATTTAAGCGAACAACAACCCACCTTAATTGAAGAGTTGGAGCAGTTGCTAACGTTAGCCACGCAAGAAGAAATAGACGCGCGTTACGACGATTATATGAGCGCGGTGAATATGACCTATTCAGAACTTAAATCGTGGTCCGAAACGGAGTGTTCAACGTTGGCTTCTCTTGATCGTTCACCTATCGAACGTAACCTTGAATTGTTGCAAACGAACAAAGCGGATTGGACGGAGAAACACTTCGAAGATGCAGGAAAGACAATTGCCTTCATCAATCGTATGCGCGAAAACACCGCAGGTGATATTTTAGAAGACAGCAATGGGAACGTTTGCGGAAGTAAGCGCACTATTTCACTTATGAATTGGGCATACAATCCGAACAAGTAATGAACATCGAAGCAGGGGGGTTCTTAAAGGTCGAATTGTACAACGACGATGCTACCCTGTTTCTCAATGCGCTCACGAAGATAACGAATGAGGGCGGTAAAATGGGGTTTAAGACGTACGGACTAAGCGAAGATGAATTGAAAGTATTGAATGCGATTTTAGATACTTTGGGATAAAAAAAACGGAGGGAAATCACGCCCTCCGCCTAAACCAAAAATCAAAAAATTGAACTAAAAAAATCAATTATGAAACAAATGTACACCTTTTTATATTATCACATCAAACAAACAATTAACAGAATTATGAATTTACGAGAAAAAGTAAACGCTCTATTCGCAAAACACAATGTAAGCCTATCAGCCGAAGAGGTTGTTGAGGTGAAGCAAATGGTTGAAGCGATCCTAGAGGACGGAACAAGTATCTATTCAGACAGCGACACTTGGGCAGCTGGTGTTCGTGTATTCGCTAAAGACGCAGACGGCAACGAGGTCGTAATCGCGGACGGAGAATACAAGACAGCAGAAGGAATTGTTGTTGTTGTTGAGGGTGGTCTTGTGACTGAATTAAAACCAATGGAAGAAGAAGCTCCAGAGGTTGAAGTAGTAATTGAGGAAGAGCAATCTACCGAAGTTGTTGCTGAGGAATCACTAAACGCAGAGGTTGAAGGACTTCTTTCGTTAGTTGCAAAACTTGAAAGCGAACTTTCTGAAATGAAGAAAGCAAACGCAGAACTTTCAAGCGAAGTAACAAAATTAAGCGCTCAGCCTGCTGCGCCTTCTATCAAGGAAGTAAAGCAAGCAAAACAAGTTGCTTCAAAGCCTTATCACAAGATGTCGGCTGAGGAGCGTTTCTTATTCAATCTTAAAAAATAAAAAATAATTAAATAAAAAAATGCCTACTACAACATCACTAACTACCACGTATGCTGGTAAAGAAGCAGCAGGATATATCCGCGCTGCATTTTTGAGTAACGAGTCTCTTGCAGCAGTTACTTTCAAAGAGAACATCGAGTACAAACAAGTTGTTCGCAAATTAGTTGACAACGTTACTTTCGCTAACGCGACTTGTGACTTCACACCAACAGGAACAGTTACTTTAACTGAGCGTATCTTGACTTTGGAAAAATTCCAAATCCACAGACAACTTTGTAAGAAAGATTTCTTAGCAGATTGGGAAGCAAAGTCTGAGCAAGACGGATTCCTTCACGCTTCATTGACTGACGCTTTAATCGCTAACGTATTAGCAGGAATGGCTGCAAACAACGAGCGTTTGATTTGGCAGGGTGTTAACGCAACAGCAGGCGAGTACGCAGGTTTCGAAACTTTGTTCTTGGCTGATGGTGACGTTATCGACGTATCTACTCCAGTTGCTATCGACGACACTAACGTAATCGACGAGATGAAGCGTTTAGTTGCTGCTTGTCCTATCAAGGTTCGTCGCGCTACTGAGAAGCCTGTAATCGCAGTTTCTTCAAACGTTGCTGAGGCTTACCGCAATGCAGTTCTTGGTCTTGGTTCAGGTTCTTACTTGTATCAAGGTGAGGAAGTGAAGATGACTTGGAACGGTCAGTACGAAATCATCGAGTGTCCTGGAATGTCTGACGACACAATGGCTATGTACCAAAAGTCTAACCTTTGGTTCGGAACAAACTTGAAAGACCAATGGAACAACGTTGCAGTTTTGGATATGTACCAATACGACCTTTCTGACAACGTACGTTTCGCAGCTTCTTTCTTCGCAGGTGTTCAGTACGGATTCGGAAACGAAATCGCGTTCTACCAATACACTGCCTAATTAAATAACCAACCCTTGCACGATAGAGGTGGTGGCATAAAAACCACCCCTCTTTTGTGCTAATAAAAATATAACAATATGGCTTGTGAATTAAGTACAGGATTTACACTCGATTGCAAAGACGGCATCGGTGGCATTAAGCAAATTGTTTTAGTAGATAAGGCAATAGTAACAGGATTCACTTTCGATGCATCGGAAGTTGTAACAGCAATTGCTGGAGCAACAAGTGGAGATTTGTTCACTTACGAATTACCTACTCAAACAGGATCATTCGAAGAGACAATCAATTTCAATCGCGACAACGGAACGGTGTTTTACACTCAGACCGTTAACGTAATGATGCACAAATTAAGCGCAGCTAAGCGTTTAGAATTGCAAACAGTTGCTACTGCTCGCGTTATTGTATTCGTTTTAGATACTAACGGAAATTGGTGGGCAGTTGGATACGAGAATGGTGCAGACCTTTCTACTTCAACAGCAGGAACTGGAACAGCATTGGGTGATATGAACGGCTTCACTTTAGCGTTCACTCACGAAGCTGCAAAGCGTGCTTACTTGTTGGACGGTGCTCCTTCAACATTGGTAGCATAATAAAAAAACTTTTACACATAGAGGAGCAACGCGCTCCTCTGTGATGTAATTTTATCGTAAAGGAAAAAGGGAATGGTTTACCTAAACACAAACACAGCGAATCAGTACGCGTGGCTTTCGTTAGACGAAGGTCGTGAGTATTTCAATGTTGCCTTTACGCACTATCTACTTGTTATGACTTATGAAATGACAGGTGAAAAATTAGCGCAAGTAGTTGTCGTAATAAACGAGAACGAACGTGTTACCAAAATAAGACTTACCACCGTTGGATTGCTCGATGCAGGACGTTATCATTACGAAGTGTATGGACAAAACAGCGACGCAAATACAGACCCTACCGACGCTTCCGTTGTTGGTAAGGTTGAGGAAGGTTTAATGATTTTATCCAACGGAACAAATTACTTTGACGTTTCAACACCTACTATTCCAGTAGATGTAATTTATACAGGCTATTAAAATGAGTAACATACAAGAAATTTTACTTTCAAAATACGAGCCTGTTGAGGCGATTGAAAAAGAAAACAGAAGCGGTTGGATTGATTACGGAAATAACAATTTATTCCCTCAGCACTTAATCAATTTATACCACAATTCACCAATACACAACGCATTGACAAACTCAATTGCGTTTATGATTGAAGGACAAGGTACAGGAACGATTCTCGACAATGCTTTGCAAGGAATTGCATTTGACTTACAACTTCAAGGTGCATTTTGCGCTGAGATTATTTGGTCAATGGACTTCACTCGCGTTGTACAAATCAATCACTTGCCTTTTGAAAATTGTCGTTTGGCTTACGATCGCGACGAAGACGATATTACAGGAATTTTCTATTCAAAAGATTGGGCAAATACACGCAGCAAAAAAGGAAAGCCAGAGTTCATTCCTGCGTTCAACCCTTCCATTGCACAAGAACAACCAAGACAAGTTATTTACGCACACGGAATGTCAGCAGGAAGTGTTTACTATCCTAAACCCGACTACTTCGGTGCGTTGAACTACATCGAGTTGTCTTATCAAATGGGACTTTATCACGTCAATAATATCTTGAATGGTTTATTCCCTTCGTTCATCATTAACTTCTTGAATGGTATTCCACAGAAAGAAGAACGTGAGGCTATTCGTCGTGAGTGGGAAACAAGATTGAGCGGTGCGAATAACGCAGGGAAGTTCTTAATGACTTTCAACGAAGACCCAACACGCGCACCTTCAATCGAAGCGTTTCCTCTTTCAGATGCTGACAAGCAATATCAATTCTTATCAGAAGAAACAGCGAAACAAATTATGGTAGGACACCGCGTTGTTTCACCTCTTATTCACGGAATCAGAGATACAACAGGATTCGGTTCTAATAAAGATGAAATGTTGGTTGGTTTAGAGATATTCAACAGCCAAGTAATCAAACCATATCAAAGAATAATCGAAGAAGTATTTACACCAATTTTAGGCGACGTAAATATTGAGATGAACTCTATATTCGAAGATGGAATTTCAATCGATTCTAACGCACCTGCCACAGTAATAGACATACCTTCAACAGACGTGACAGAAACACCAACAGGAATAACTGAAAAAGTTAGTGACGTAACCTACAACGGAGCGCAAATTGCTTCTGCTTTAGAGATTGTCGCAAGCGTTTCAGCAGGAACACTAACGCAAGAACAAGCGATTGTATTCTTGGTTCAATTCTTAGGTCTTGACGTGGACGTTGCGAAGTCAATGTTTCAAACAACAGGTGACGCGGTTGCTAAATTGTCCGCTCAAAAAAAAAAAGTAGTTGCGGAGAAGAAGGATGCGGTTGTTAAGATAACCAAAGAGCAAAGTGAAGCGTGGCTTAAACACTTACGCGAAAAGGCTGAATACATCAACGAAGAAGAATGGGAGTTAATTTCTGACGAAGAAGTAACAGCACCACACGACGAAGAAAAGTATCGCACGGAATTTATGAGCGTTCGAGGTTATTCAAACCCCGATCAAAAAGATGAGTTAGACACAGGACTTTACAAAGTTCGTTATTACTACTCAAAGAATTTAACTTATAAAGAAGGTGAAATGGTAACACGCGATTTCTGTCAAGAAATGGTTGCACTTTCTAAAATGGGCGCGTTGTTCCGTTACGAAGATATTATTGCTATGGGTGACGCAGGTGTAAACGGAGAGTTCGCACCAAGTGGTAGCTCAAATTATAGCATCTGGGAATGGAAAGGCGGTTCATATTGCAGACACGCTTTCTTTAGAAAGATATTTTTCCGCAAAAGAAAAGACGGAAAGTTTTTGCCTAACGATGGATTGAAAAACGATACTGTTGTTTCGGGTAAAATACCAAACGAACTATTTCCAAAAGGAGTAGAATCAATTAGACCAAACGACACACCAAACAGAGGTTCACTTAAATACTCATAAAAATTATGGCACTATCACCCGAAGTTCTACTCATTGACGAAAACTACATAAAGAAATACACTTGGATAAACGGTTCAGTTGATCCGTTGTTGATGTATCCTGCAATATATCTTGCACAAGACGAATACGCACAATTGTATTTGGGAACTGACCTTTACGAAAAGATAAAAGAAGACGTTGTGAACGACGACATCACGGGCGCATACGAGACGCTTCTTGACAAGTATTTACGTCGAATGATTATGTGGTGGTCTTTGTACGAAATGCTTCCGCATTTGTACGTTAAAACAGACAACGGAAGTTTGGTAATTAGAACAAGCGAAGACACTCAACCTATCTCTCAAAGTGATTTGCAGAACTACCGCGACCAAGCACGTTCGAAGGCTATGTTCTACACGCAGCGAATGGTTGATTATTTGTGCCACAACAGCTCTGACTTTCCAGAGTATCTTACAAACACAAACGATCAAATATATTCACAGACAAATGTCTATCCTTCGAACGCTTTTGAGATTAGCGACGGACGCGACAAGTATGTGTACCAATATAGAAGACAAGGTTTAGGTTGGTTAAAATAAAAATATGGCAAAAAGGGGACGGAAAAAAGACTTAACGATGCAGAAGATTTACGAAGAGAAGTTTCGTAAGTATCTCGCGAAGAAAGAAAAACAAATAAAGAAACTATCGAATGAAAGTTAACGAGGAAGGCTACGCTTTGATTAAGCGTTTCGAAGGTTGTCGTTTAAAGGCTTATAAATGCCCTGCAAACGTATGGACGATTGGTTATGGAAACACTTTCTACGAAGACGGAATGAAGGTGAAGGAAGGCGACGTGATAACTCAACAACGTGCTGAGGAACTTGCGAAGTTTATCATAGACCAATTCGCTGTAACCATTGCTCCATTCATCAAACAACCTTTGAATGATAATCAATTTAGCGCGTGTGTTTCACTTGCGTACAACATCGGTCAAGGCGGTTTCAAAAAGTCTTCTGTATTCAAGAAGTTAAACATCAACCCTAACGATCCGACGATAGCAGATTCTTTTCGTTTGTGGAATAAGGGTGGTGGAAAGGTTCTTGCAGGTTTGGTAAAACGTAGAGAAGCAGAAATTCAACTTTACTTCAAAAAATGAATACCGAAAAAGAGATAGCATTGATACACGAAGAACTTCAAGAGATGAACAAGAAGATAGACCGCATCTATCACGTTCTTATTGGCGACGATGAGATGAAAATAGAAGGTCTTGTGAGCAAGGTTCAGAAGCACGATAAATATATTCAGAATCAACGCTTACAAGTCGCTCGTTTGGGTGGTATTGCAACTGCTGCTGGTGTTGTTGGTGGTTTAATCGTTCAATTCATATTGAAACTTATATGAAAGAATGGTTGAAATCTTTGTTGACATCGTGTTCAAAAGTATCAAGTAAGCGAGTAATTGCTATATTTGTTGTAATTAACTTAATCGTTTTGAGTTACGTTGCAACATTTACTTACTACGTTTGCCCGATTGCGATGTTTGATACACTCGCTTTGCTCACAGGTGGTTTGTTTGGTGGAACAGTAATAGAACGATTCACAAAACAAAAATCAAATGGCGAAACAAACGGAA